TCCTGATGAACACGTCCTTGAGCACCGACACGGGGGCCGGGATGACCTGCGTTCGCTTGTCAGCGGCCCGGGCGAACGGGTCGAAGTCGCCGGGCCGGAACGGGCGGGTCTTCTTGGGGTTGCGCTGGGTGTTGGCCACCAGCGCCATGACCGAACTCGTCCGGCTCCACTCGTCGCGCTGCCGGGCCTCTGCCATCGCGACCAGCTCACGCAGCGTCAGGGGGGCTGGATCGATGCCGAGGATGCCGGCGCACTGCCAGACGAGCCGCCAGCCGCCGCCTCGACCTTCGGAGGCACCGCTTCGAGCACCGCCCGCTCCAGCGCCCCGCCGTCGATCAGTTCGTCGATCCGGCGTTCCACCACGTCCCGGGCCTTGTCCATCACCTCGCGTGTGGCCATGAGCACCCGCCCGAGGTTGGCCCGGTCCCTCGGGCTCGGGCAGAAATCCACCAGTTCCTCCAAGAGCGCCGCCGTCGCGTGCTCGATCGCGTCCCCGGCCATCGATGCGCCGAACGCCTCGTCGCTGACCTGACGCTCATCCGCCTGCGGCTTGCACGCGGCGTAGATCACGTCGCACAGGAGTACGGGATCGCGCACGAGCCTCTCGATGAGCCCGTTTGACCCTTCGAGCACCTCCATGAGGTCGACGCCCGCGAGCCCACGCACGCGCTTGATCGCCGCGACGGTGATCTCGACGGTCCACTCGCGGCCTTGGTTATCCTTGAACGTGCGCATCGATGCCTCCGATCTGTTATCCGCCGATCCAGCTCGGGGCCGTGTCCGAGTAGGTCACCTTGGCCGTCACCGAGACGGTGATGGCTTCCTCGAGCGCCTCGTTGCGGCTGAAGTTCGTGATCGAGAAGTCCGCCTGCAGCCCCTGGCCGTCGGCCTCGTCGAGGATCTGCAGCCCGATCAGGTCGTTGTTGAAGAACGCGTTCTTGATGGCGGTGAACCCCGCGTCGGCGGTGTCCCAGACCATCTCCCACTCGACGCTCGCCTCCTTGAGCGTGGCGACCGTCGCACGCCAGCCCGCGTTTGCGCGGGTGGTCACGTCAGCCTCGCCCGCTTCGAGGCTGAGGGTCACGTCCCTGACGTTGTCCATCGCCGTCCACGTGCCGGCCCCGCCCTGGCCGCCGACCAGGTAGAGCAGCTTGGCCTCCATGCCGAGCTTGATTGCCATCGGTTACCTCCTCACCCGGTAGGTGACGCTCAGAACACTGGTGAATACGCGGTGCTGCTCGAGGCTCTCGCTGGAGACGACCGGCTCGTGCGCAAGGCCCGCCCACGCCGCCTCGGGGAAGCCCGCCAGCCGCGTGTGCCTCAGGCGGTCGCCGATGGCCTCGGTGAGTTCAAGCAGTTCGTCGATCGCGGCCTGGTCGTCTTCCGCGGGCAGCTTCTTCTGCACGCCCACATCGAGCACATGCTCGTAAGTGCTGCTCTCGCGGCTCGCGGCGATGACGGTGGTCGTCCTCGGCACGACTGATACCCGCAGCTCGCCGAGCTCTTCGAGCGTGAACGCGGGCTGGTACGTGCGGACGGCCGACACCGGTTCGGTGTAAGTGCCCGCGTTGATGTGCTCGGCCACCGCGTCGGCAAGTGTGCTGATCGTGCTCATGGTCCCTTCGTGCCTCCGATGAAGCGGCCTTCGAGGTAGGACACCCGGCGCTCGATCGCCTGGTACTCAGCCCGCAGCGACCGGGCCTCAACGATGAGCTCATCGAGCCGGCGCTCGACGTGGTCGAGCTTGGTGGTCACGACACCCCACTGGACGGTGACGGCCAGCGCGGCCATGCCCACGGTCAGCGCGATCGCGGCCCAGCGGTGCCCGGCGCTCGGTGGGGGCGTGGGCCTGGCGGGATGTCCGTTGGTGGGAACACTGGTCACGGCTGGTCCTCGGTGGCGATGTGCTTGGTGTGGATGCGGAGCGCCTTGCGGTACGGGTCGCTGTACCGCCACGGCGGCTGACCTCCGGGCGCGTTGACCTCGTAGACGAACACGGATGAACCGGCGGTCTCGCGGACGCGGTCGCCGGCCTTGGGCAAGGTGGGGCCTTCGCCCAGATCTAGATCAGCCGTGCGGACCAGAAAGTCGCGCGACTCGATCCGGTGGATGAGCCCGGCCTCGTCGGCCTGCTCGAACTCGGTGCGGCCGATGGTGGCGTTGAGCTCGACCTGCGCAGCGCCCCGCTGGTACACCACCGGGCGCGTGATGTGCGCGTGCCGCTGGGTATCGAGGAACGATGCGCCTTGTTCGAGCAGGTCAGCCACGGTTTAGCCTCCGATCGATGCGGCCAGTTACTGCGACAGCCGGATGCGCACGGTCGCGTCGGCTTCCGCCGCGGCCCGCACCGTCTTGCCGATGAGCTTGTTGCCCGTCGCGGTCTTGGTCGCCACGTCGTTGGTGTTGTCCCAGTAGGCGAGCTGCCCGGCGGTGAAGCCGTTGCCGGTGCCGGTGGCCTTGGGGAAGTCGAAGACCCCCTCGACGGCCAGCGCCCCGAGCTGGCCCGCCTTGAGATCCACCCGGGTGACCCCGACCAGATCGCCCTGCACGACGACCGTGCCCGCGGGCGTGTCCGCCCCCGGCGTGTAATCGATCGCCGCGCCCTGCTGTACGAATGTGGTTGCCATCGCTGTGCCTCCGTTGCCGTTGCCTGTGTCACCGGGGTCGACCGGTTCGAACCCGCCGCCGCCGAACTGAGTCATGCCTCACCCTTGCTCTTCACGCCGCCACGGGGGTCCTGCAGCGCCACGCCGAAGTCGTGGTAGCCGCGCATCTGGATCCCCAGCCGGTTGAAGCTCTGCTCGGCGGTCTCGATGGTCGGAGCTTCTTGTCCGTTGAGGAACGCCACCTCGATGACCGGCAGGTCCGCCGGTGAGGCGAGCATGTACCAGGCCTTGCTCGAGTGGCCCGGGTAGGCCGCGTTGCCCAGGTAGCGGCTGACTTCGACGCGGAACTTGCCCTGGTGCGGGTTGGTCACCGGGTATTTGGCGCTCGATGCGTTGTCACGAAGCTCCATGCTCTTGAAGAGCTGGCTGCCCAGCGCCGACAGCGCTGTGGGCACCAGAAGCACCTGCGGCATCACCCCCAGCGGCTTGCCGTCGGAGTCCACCTGGTCCATGAAGGCGACCTCGGCCTTGGTCAGCCCGTCGATCGACAGGGCGGTGTCCGCGCCGGCGAGGTAGTTGTTATTGCCCGCCGTGTAGAAGCCCGAGTTCGCCAGGAAGGTCTTCCAGAAGATGTCGTTGATGGTCTTGCCCGAACCCGCGCCGAGCTTGCGGGGCACGCTGGTGATCGCGCCAAGATCGTCGTTGATGATGTCGGTGCGGTCGATCGAGAGCATCAGGCCATAGGTCTCGGCCCGGTTGGTGTAGGTCTCCTCGCCCAGCGTGCCGTGCTTGATCTCCCCGCCGGGCGCGATCCGCTCGTACTGGTCGTTGCCCGTCAGGCGGTAGCTGGTGACGGCCTTGAAGTCGGTCACGCTGCGCACGGCGGTGATGTTCCGCCAGGTGCGCTCGACGCTGAAGAAGCCTTCGAGCAAAAACTTGTTGGCGACGTTCGAGAGGATCCCGCCGATGCTCATCGTGCTGTTGGATGCCTCGATCCCGCGTCCGAAGGCCGCGTCCATCACGCCGTGCCAGTCGCGGAAGGTCCGGCCGGTGTAGCCGTTGGCCCAAGCGGCGTGCAGCAGCAGTTCCTGGAGCCCGATCGACTGCCCGAAGGCCCGCGTCGCGACTTCCAGATCCTGCTCGGCGCAGTGACGCTCCGGGGTGGTCAGACGACCAGAGAGAACGCACGCGGCTTCGAGCACCCGCTGGTTGACCGCCGGCGCGGCCGGCGCATGGATGGCAGGGGCCTTGGGTCGGCTGGCCCGCAGGACCTCCAGTTCGGTCTTGGTCGCGTCCCAGCCTTCGCGGATCGAGCGGGCCTCGATCTCGGGGTGCTGCCCAGCGCACAGCCGTCGCACCGAGGCGATCCGCTCGCTCTCGGCGGCGATCTGCTGCCGCATGGCCTGCACCGGGTCGGTGATTGCCGGGTGGTTCGCTTCGGGCGCAGGATTGCCCGCGGCCTGGACGGGATCGGATGCATCCTCCCCCGCGGCAGCTCCCGCGGCGATTGTCGCCGAGGTCGAGCCGTCGGCCCCGAGGTCCACGAAGCTGATCTCGCCGAGCGTGGACTTGCGCACGATGTTCAAGGGGCCGGCGACCTCGCGTCCGTTGACGGTCGCGGTCTGGTTCTCTCGGAGGAACTCGAACGCCTCGACGCTCGCGCCCACCGACGCCTGCCAGGGGAATCCGTTGCGCGCCGAGACCACGACCTCGCGAGCCGCGGGCGTGTCGCGGGAGATCATCCCCGTGGCCACCAGCCGACCGTCTTCGACCATCACCTCGTCGGTGTGCCCGACGCCCGCCGTCGCGTCGTGCCCGAACCGGATCGGCCGCGACGGCGAGGGGATCGCCAGCCCGGCCAGGTCGATCACGACCGGGTGCCGCCAACCGGCGACGCGCATCGGCCCGCCGCTGTAGGCCATCATCCGGAACCGCGGCAGGGGAGCGGCAGCGCCGCCGTCGCCGCAGACCGTGTCAGCGCCCTCGATCTCGAACTCCGCCTGCGCGGTGAGCGCCAGCGTCCTGGGGTGCGAGCCGGGGTTCGGGTGGGCAAGGGCAGTGGGCTGCGCGGGAGCAGCGGACGCCTGGATCTTGCGGTGGTGTGACATCGCTACGCGGCCTCCTTGGTGGCTTCGTCGGTGACGGTCTCGTCGGTGTCGGGGTTGGTGTCTTCGGGATCGGGCTCGCCCGTTGTGTCGCTTGGGCCGCCAGGCTTGGTGGTGACCGGCAGCCCCAGCTCGCGCATGAGGGCCAGTTCCTTGGCCCGCTGGCGGAGCTCGTCCTCCCAGTCGCGTCCCTGGCGTGCGAACTCGTGCGCGAGCGTTGTGGTGTGGTTAGCCAGCCGCGTCGCCTGCGCGCTGGCTTCCTTGGCTGGGTCGACATGCTCAACGCCGTCCCAGAACCAGACGTGCGGCGTGGCTGCGCCGCGCACACGCATCGCCTGGGGCAGCAGCCCCTCGACCAGCGCGGCCTCATCGAGCCAGGCGCGGAGCAAGCGGTCCAGCACCGTCTGCTGGAGGCGGTGCTGCTCGACGCGGATGCTCTTGAAGTAGGTCTGATGGTCCAGGCGGCCCGAGGCGTAGTTGTAGCCCGAGCTGTTCCCGGCCGCGACGTTGAATGGCATGTTCAGGCACCGGGCGATCTCGTTGAGGATCTCGCGCTTGAACTCGCCGTAGGTCGTTGATGGGTGCTCGGCGTGGACCTGCCCGAGCTTCCAGCCGCCGGGCAGCACGGTGGCCATCCGCTTCTCGAGCTCGACCTCGTCCATCGGCTCGAGCGGGTCGGCCTCGCCGTTGGCGGGCGCATCGGTGTAGAGCACCGCGGCGAAGTCCGCGGCCGTCTCGGCGGCGGCGATCACCGCCAGCGTGTAGCGGCGGAGCTGTGCGAAGAGCGGAAGGGCGGGTGTGATGTCCGGGATGCCGCGCCATTGCCCAGGTCGGTCGGGCCGGAAGTAGTGCAGCACGGACGCCGCGGGGTAGGTGTCGTGGTCTCGAACGGCATGCCACGCCCCGTCGCCGGGGTGGTGCCGCAGCACGTGGTACGCCACCGGCAGCCCGCTGGGGTCGAAGACGATGCCGTCGACATCGGTCACTGCCTGACCGGTGGGCGTGCGCCCGAACCACGGCGTGCAGACCTGATCAGGTTCGAGCAGGCGCAGGTCGAGCTTGACGGGTGTGTCGAGCCCGGGGCTGGAGATCAGAAGGCCGAACGCCTCGCCGCTCTCGGCCCGGGCCATCCGCATGCTGCGGAGCTTGCCGGGCAGGTCGATCGCCGCCGACCAGGCCTCGAACGCTTCCTCGACGCGGGCATTGACCGAGGCGTCGGGCGTGAGCATCTGCAGCCGCGGCCCGGTGCCGATGGTGTCGTTGGCCAGCGTGAGGACGATGCCCTTGGCGTAGGAGTTGTTCGCTACCTCGTAGCGGGCGCGGTTGCGCAGGATGCGGCGCACCTCGGGGCTGACGGCCGCGTTGGGCGAGAGCCCGTCGGCCGCGGCCCAGTGGCGGCGGTTGTCGGCGGTGGTCTGTGCCGAGTCGAACCGCGCCCGGACCATCCGTGTCCGCTGAGGCACGATCGCCGTGGCGGCCCGGACCGGGTCGGCCTGGCGCGAGAGCGGGGCAAGCAGGCGCTTCAGCATCCGCCCTCCCGTCCGCCGGTGCCACCGGCCCCCCCGGCCCCCCCGGCCCCGCCTGCCACGATCTTGAACAGCCGGATCCCCAGCCCACGCCGGCGCGTGGCCCGCTTGGACTCGAGGTAGCGGTCCGCCTCGATCTGGTCCTTGAGCGCGTGCTGCTCGACCGACTGCCCGTCCACCGAAGCCTTGGCCGGCCCGGCAGCGTTATCGGCGATCGCCTGTTCGAGATTGGGGGTGGGATCGGGCACGGCAACCTCGCGTGCCCCCGCACCTCGCGGGGGCCTCTCGGGTCACCTATGCCGTTCAAGAACCGACTGCACGGGTTGGCAAGGCCAAGCGTGCCGGGACCGGCAGCAGGAGGTCAGAAAAGCGCGTTCTCGGGCCTCAGGACCGATTCTCGGCCCACTTTGTGGTGCCAATTCTGTCGCTTTATGGGCGAATTGACGATATAGTTGCCAGTATTGGCACTTTACGGACGCCCTATGGACACCCCCAAGTACATGACGGATACGGCGGCTTTAACCGCGATCGGCGAACGGATCGCGCAGCACCGCCTTCAGCTCGACTGGACACAGGCCCAGCTCGCGAAGGAGGCCGGTGTCTCCAAACGCACGGTGGTCAGATTGGAGGGAGGAGAATCCACCCAGCTGACCAACCTGATCAGGATACTCCGCGCGCTCGACCTGCTCGCCAACATCGATGAGCTGCTGCCACCGCCAACTCCGAGTCCGCTCGAACTGCTGCGATCGAAGGAGAAGCGACGCAAGAGAGCGAGCGGACGCGCAGAGTCCGATGGCGAGAAGGGATCCGAGGAGTGGACTTGGGGCGACGAGGAAGGGAGTGACTCATGACCGTCGCCGAAGTCCGTATGTGGGGGCGGCAGATCGGTGCGGTCACGGTCGATGGGCCAGGTGGCGTGGCCTCGTTCCAGTACACCGAACCGTTCCGCCGGAGCGGCATCGAAGTTGCGCCCTTGATGATGCCCCTCTCCTCCAAGGTCTACCGGTTCCCGGGTCTCGCCGAACGATCGTTTCACGGCCTACCAGGAATGCTCGCAGACTCGCTTCCCGACAAGTTCGGTAACGCCGTCATCGACGCCTGGTTGGCTGCCCAAGGGCGTTTGCCATACGAGATCGATGCGGTCGAGCGCCTTTGCTATACCGGCAAACGGGGCATGGGCGCACTCGAGTTCGAACCCGCCGAGGGACCACAAGCCAATGAAGCCGTACCTTTGGAAGTCGCGGCACTCGTGCGGCTGGCATCGCAAGTGCTCACGGATCGGGAGCGCTTCAGCACGAACTGGGAGGATGGCCAAGAAGCGGCTGCGCTGCGGCAGATCCTGCAAGTCAGCGCTTCCGCGGGTGGTGCGCGAGCAAAGGCACTCATCGCGTGGAACCCGACCTCCAACGAAATCCTCTCCGGACAGATTACAGCCCCCCCGGGCTTCGAGTACTGGCTCCTCAAGTTTGATGGGGTGTCGAACAACCGCGACAAAGAGCTTGCCGACCCGCAGGGATACGGCGCGATCGAGTACGCATACTCGCTCATGGCACGAGCCGCGGGTATCCGTATGGCCGACTGTCGCCTGCTCGAGGAAAACGGCCGCCGACACTTCATGACCCAACGCTTTGATCGCACCAACGGGGGCGACAAGCTCCACATGCAATCGCTCGGGGCGCTCGGGCACTTCGACTTCAACGATGCGGGGTCGCACTCCTACGAGCAGGCGATCATGGTCATTCGGCGGCTTGGGCTGTCCATGGATGACATCGAGGAGCAGTTCAGGCGTATGGCCTTCAACATCGTGGCTCGTAATCAGGACGACCACGTGAAGAACATCGCGTTCCTGATGGACAAGAAAGGGAAATGGTCGCTGTCTCCGGCATTTGACGTGTCCTACAGCTACAACCCTTCAGGGGCATGGACTTCCACCCACCAGATGTCGATGAACCGCAAAAGCGACGGGTTTACTCGGAGCGACTTCCGTGCGTTCGCGGAGACCGCATCGATGAAGCGGGGCCGGTCCGACACTATCCTCGACGAGGTACTCGACGCAGTGACCCGATGGAGAGAATTCGCGGCTGAAGCCGATGTCGACCCCGACCAGACAGAGCAGATCGCTGCTGCCCATCGGCTGCGAATACCTTCCGGATCAGACTAACTAATAGTTTCACACTGCCGCCACTATTGACCGTCTGCGTAGATCAGGCACCCGTATCGTAGCCATCACGTCCCCCCAGCCAGCTCAATCAAGGAACTACTGGATGACATGGTCGGATGAGGATCGCGAAGCTTTTCGGGCCCGCACGACCTTGGCGGATTTGCCTGTTCGGACGAGCGCCGACTTGATTGGCACGGCAGTCGATGACGCATGGCTCCACAGAGATGTGAGCCTTCTTCGCCACATCACGGATGTACTTCTACCAACCGTCAGCAGGACACATGCAACGCCCGCTGATCTTTCAGAACTCGACTACTTCGCAGCCAACGCGTGGAATGGGATCAAGTACTTGGATTCAGACGATCCAGGGGGTGGCTGGGAATGGGAGTCTCCAGTTCTCGAGCAAGAGACGCTTTGCATTCGTCGGGCCGCTCAGGACGAGGGTCTGTTTGCACAGCCTCAGGCTAGACAATGCCAGATTCTGACCAACTTGGCTAACTGCTACAGCACAACTGGTCGCCTGAGTGATGCCATTTGGCATTGGGATCAAGCACTGCGCGCCGTCCCCACGTTCGGAATGGCTCGTGCCAATAGAGGCGTCGGGCTTTGGACATACGCTACGGCGCAGTACGACCCGGGACACCAACTCGTGCTCGCTCGAGAAGCATGGCGAGCGCTCAATCCAGAACATTTGCAAGGGCTCGAACCGGGGGCAGATGCAGAATTCCGTCGTGTCCGGACACAGATCGAAGCAGCCGTTCGACCTGAGGCCTTCTCTGTTGACTTTGATATCGATGGCTTCCCACTCGGAGAGTCGGAATCCGAGAAGCAGTATCGGCGCTGGTGCTTGAGACAGCGAGCATTCCTGAACCCGCTCAACGAACTCGGCGAGGTATCGGTAGCCGCACAAGATGTCCTTTCGTGCCCATCCGTAGTAGCAGCGATCGGAGAAGGACCTCGATTTCACGATTACATGAATCAGATCAAGCAAGAATACTGCTCAGCTCGATGGCTGATCTACGAAGCCACTCACGAAAATGCGCTCCATTTGTCCGACCGCGACGTGCAGCTCTACAACACGCTCGACTATCCAAGCTACGGTCTGCGCACAGAGCAGTTGAAGTTGGCGTTCCGTGGGCTGTACTCACTGTTCGACAAAGTCGCGTTCTTTCTCAACGCGTATCTTGGCCTCGGCATACCTGAAAAGAGGGTATCGATGAGGGGGCTCTGGTACACCAAGCAAGACCGGAAACGAGGCATCCGACCGGAGTTCAGTGCGAGGCAAAACTGGATGATGCGAGGGCTCTTCTGGCTCACCAAGGATCTCTACGAAGACACGCCTGGGTTTCGGGAGGCTCTTGATCCACTGGCCAGACAGATGGCCGATGTTCGCAACCAGTTGGAACACAAATATCTCAAGCTTCATGGCGACCTTTGGGCGGGACCCGACTCCAGCTTCTTCAGAGACAGCCTGGCTATGTCTTTGCCTCGGGATGAGTTCGAGAAAATGACGCTCCATCTTCTACGAATGGTGCGCTCTGCGATCATACAACTCGCCCTTAGCGTCAACAGAGAGGAACAGCTCCGGGCCGAGAAACGTGGCCCCGACGCGATCACGCCTCCAATGTTTCTCGACAGTTGGGAAGACGATTGGAAGTCTTGATCAACGTGTAGACGCCTTGAGTTCAGAGAGCTTGATACGCGGCCGTACCGCGACCTTGTGATCCGTCCCGAACAGCACCGCCCCCTGCATAGATGCCGCCACCGCCGAACCGACCAAGCAGTCCAGCCAGTGGTTGTCAAGGCCCGCGACCCGCAGCTTCCACTCGTCGACCGTCCGGCCGCGGCCCTCGGTCTTCACCCGGTACTCGCTGGTCAGGTGGTCGGCCAGCAGCCGGTGCCGAGAGGCCTCGCGGCCGAAGAGTGACAAGCAGCCCGGGTCGCCCATGGGCACGCCCAGCCGCGCGTGCATGAAGCTCTTCCAGTAGTTGGTGTCGTAGACCACGTGCCGCACGGCCCGCTTACCGGTCACCAGCGGCACCCGCCAGTTGAGCCCGACCCGCTCGCCGCGCTTGCGCTTGTAGTCACTGAACGGGATGCTGCTCGCGCCCACGTACCGGCCGTGGCTCGGCATGACGATCCCGGCGTGGGGCGACTGGCGGCAGAACTGGTACACCACGTCCGACGACTGGCCCCAGTTCGCGTCGATCAGGCAGCGCTCGATGCGCAGGTCGGTCCCGTCGTCGCGCCGCCACGCCTTGCCGAGCAGCTCGCCGGTCAGGGCCTCGAGCCCGCCGTAGATCGCGCCCTCCTGGCCCGCCCTCGGGAACTCGGTCAGCAGCGTCCGCCGCGCGTCGCGCAGCGAGAAGTACTGCTGCTTCGGGTCCGGCCACGCGCCGTAGTCGAGCACGTAGCCGGTGAAGTCGTCTTCCCAGCCCGCGACGAGCCAGAACAGCAGCTTGCCCTGCACGTCGATGAACGCGGTCGCACGCGTGCAGCCGATGGGCACAACACTCCGCGGCATGCCGTTGGTCTTCGCGGCGATCTGCTCGGGCGTGAGCAGGTCGTCGTCGGCCGCGACTTCTGGCAGCGGCTCGTTCTGGTACTCGGCCCAGAACGCGGCCTCGTCCTGGAGCTTGAGGTTCATCGCGTGCTGGATGGCGCTCAGCTCGTCGTGGTTGAACCGCGCCGGCCAGGCGACCGATGCGCCGGCGTCCATCTTCTTGCGGTTCCGCTTGTAGAACGCCGTCGCCTGCGCCAGCCCCCGGTCGGCCCGCAAGCCTTCGGCCCGGATCTCGGCGTACCTGGCCCACAGCGCCTCGTCGGCAGGGAAGGTGTAGACCATCTTCGTCCGCTCGCCCTGCCACTGCGGGTGCTTGTCGCGGTCGAGCAGGCGGTCTGCCAGGTCGTCTGGGCGGACGACCGTCACCGTCATCAGCCCTGCAATCTTCTGGCCCGGCCCGGCGAGGCCGAGGATGGCCCCCGCGAGCACGCGCTCCCGGGCCGCGCACTGGCTGGGGCTCCGGGCCGACTCGTCGGTCTGCGGATCGTCGATGAGCACCAGCGACGGGCGGACACTCTGGCCGTCCGGGCGCTTGCGTTTCATGCCCCGGATGCGTCCGGTGATCCCCGCAACGGCGATGATGGCCCCCGACGCCGCCGAGCCCTCAATGGTCGGCAGCACGATCTCCTTGGCGGTCCAACCGATGTGCGTCGGCTCGCCCCTGTAGAGCTGGCCCGAAGCCCGCTGGTGGATGCCTTCCAGGCTGCGGATCGGGTAGCACGCTTCCGGGAAGTCGTCGGCCAGCAGGTCGTTGTTCTCCAGTTCGCTCTTGATGCTCTCCAGCATCGAGGCCGCGTGCTCCTCGTCCGAGCCGATCAGACACACGAACGGCCGGGCCCCGATCAGGATGGCCCAGAGGCAGGCGGTCTCGCAGAGCGTGGTCTTCCCGCTGCCGCGCGGCATGGCCATCGCGAACAGGCCGCCCTCGAGCACCGCCGTCTCCAGTTTGGCGATCACCTTGAGGTGATCGTCCGACCACGGCAGGTGGAAGGTCTGGGGAAAGTAGGTGTCGCAGAAGGCTTTGAACGACTCGGTGCAGCGTCGCTTGCGCTCGGGGTTGCCGACCGGCGGAAGCTCGCCGATGTTCCGGCCCGAGAGCGAGAGGGCTTTGTTCCTCTCGCGGGCCCGCTCGCGCACCGCGTCGTAGCCCGAGAGTTCATGCTCCGATGGCTCTGGCTTCGGCTCGTGCCGCGTCGCCACCAGCCAGGCGGTGTATCGAAACAGGTCGACGGTCTTGCCGTCCCCAATCCGAAAACCCGCCCGCGTGCGATGGCGGTGCAACTGCCGCTCGTTGATCACCTCGCCCAGCGGGGTCGAGTTCAGAAGCCGGCACGTCTCCGACGGCTTGAGCGCGCGCGGGTCGATCTTGGGTGCATCACTCGCCACGGCCACCCCCCGCCCCCCCAACGCTCATCTGCTGCACAAGCCACGCGGCGTAGTGCACGAGGTTGATGCTGCCGTCCGCGTTGGTCGGCGCACCGGCGTCGACGTCGGCCCGGAGCATCGCCTCGGTGATGGGGCTTCCACCCACGCGCGTGAGCACACGGGCCACATCGGCCGGGGACATCGCGGCCGGGTTGAGACGCTGCGGCCCGGCGTCGCCAGGCGCGTGTTCGGGAGTCATCGCCCACCTCCCGGACCTTGCCGCCACATCGCCCCCCACATCACCCCAGAATCTCGAAAACATCTGCAAATGCAGGCCAATATGCCTTCCCTTCGGCCGCAGGTCATGGCTTCATGTGTCACACGCGGAGCGAGTGCCCGCGGCATAGACCACCCAAAGGAGACCACGCCATGACAACCACCAACGAGACCGCCAGCCAGGCCTACGCGAAGCGCCGCAGCGACATCGCCCGCCTGATCGACGTCCTGCAGATGGAGCTCGACGCCCACGCCAAGCGGGCCGCGCTCGCCGAGAAGCACTGGGGCTACCCGGGCGATCTCGGCCGCGTCCGCGAAGGGCTGATCGAACTGGTGATGAGCATGAGCGGGATGGAGCGCGAGCGCATCGAGGATTTCCTGACCGAAGCGGACGACGCCGACGCCAACTGAACGCACCGCGTCCCAAAGGAGCAGACGACCATGAGCAAAGCACGCGACACCGCCATCAACCGCATCGCCCGCGAGGCCCTCGGCCTCGAAACCCTCGAGGCCCGCAACATGGACAGCCTCGACTTCCACGACCTCTCGGTATGGTCGATCAAGGAAGCGCTCGAGCGAGCGTACGAGGCGGGCCGCAAAGCAGCCCCGCCAACACGAACCACATGCCCGGCCTGCAACCGGGACATCGAGATCCGACCTCTCTGAAGCCCGCTCGTTGCGGGCTTCGCTGTTTTTGGAACACGAAGGAGTACCGACATGACCACCCCCCCGAAGAAGACCACCACCAAGAAGACGACCTCCAAGAGGGTCACCGCTAAGGCGGCCCCGAAGAAGACCCCGGCCAAGAAGACGCCCCGCATGTCCGCGAGCGCCGCCCGAGCCGAGGGCGCGGCCAAGACCAAGCGGGCTCGGCAGGCCAAGGCCGTCCCGCAGGACCACGAGGTGCCCAGCCCGAAGGAGATCGCCAACGACGCGAATCTGGAGGCCTACGCGAAGAGCAAGGCCCCCAAGCAGTCGCGATCGAAGAAGACGGCGTCGGATCGCAAGCCGAGCGGGCTCGACCTCGCCGCGAAGGTCCTCGCCGAAGCGGGCGAGCCGCTGGCCGCCAAGGCCATCGCCGAGCGTGCGATCGCGGCGGGCTGGACCACCAGCGGCAAGACGCCGCACGCCACGCTCTACGCCGCGATCATCCGAGAGATCTCCAAGAAGGGCGACGCGGCCCGCTTCAAGAAGACCGACCGCGGCCTGTTCGTCGCGGCGGATGCGAAGGGGGGCCGCTGAATGTACCGGCCAGACCAAGAGCCCCGGCCCGAGCGAAGCGAGTCGTTCCGAGTCGACACCGACGGCAGCCTGGTGCGCAGCGTCGTCCCCAGGGTCGGCTCGCCCTACGAGCACCGATGCACGATGTGGGCCTTCAAGCGTGTCTGCTGGCGCTTCGATGAGCATGGCGAGGGCGACACCGTCGAGACGCTCGCCGCCGCCGCGCAGATCCCGGTCACCCAGGCCGCGACGGCGCTGGCGTTCCTGCTCGAGCGCGGCATCGTCACCACCGAGCGCCGGCGGAACTTCCCGGCGACGACCGATGTCCATCTCGACGGGATGACCGAGTACCACGCCCTCCGAGAGAAGGGCCCGAGCGACTGACCGCATCGCGTCCCCCCTTCCTCACGCCTCGGCCGTCGCCGGGGCTTTCTCTTCGGCCACAGCGTTCGCCGGAACCCGCTCGGCTTTCTTCCCCGTGAACGCTTCCCACCGCTGTACGATGACATCGCAGTACAGGGGGTCGAGCTCCATAAGGAAGCCGCGCCGACCCTGTTGCTCGCAGGCAATCATCGTCGAGCCCGAGCCGCCGAAGAGGTCGAGCACGTTCTCGCCGGGCTTGGACGAGTACTGGATTGCGCGGACCGCGAGCTCCACGGGCTTCTCGGTCAGATGGACCATGCTCTGCGGATTGACCTTCTTGACGTGCCAGAGGTCGGTGGCGCTGTTGGGGCCGTAGAAGCTGTGGCCCGCGCCTTCCTTCCAGCCGTAAAAGCAGATCTCGAACGCGCCCATGAAGTCCTTGCGGGTCAGCACCGGGTGCTGCTTGTCCCACACGATCCCCTGGCTGAAGTACAGCCCGCACGCATCGAGCGGCCCCGGGTAGTTGCCGAGGTTCGCGTAGCCGCCCCAGATGTAGAACGACCCGCCCGGCTGGAGCACCCGCGCCGCGTTGCCGAACCACGCGAGCAGCAGCGCGTCGAAGGCGTCGTCGGTGACGAAGTCGTTGGCGAGCGGCCGGTCCTTTGCCCGCATCTTGCTTCCGGTCGGCTTGGCCTTCTCGGGGTGCCGCGCGAGGTCGAGCTTCTGGTGATGGGTCTGGGCCTTGCCGCCTTCTTTACCGGGCTGCTTGCTGAAGGAGCTGTTGCCCGCCGCGATGGCGTTGTTGCTCCGCGGCTCGACCTTCACGTTGTACGGCGGGTCGGTGTTGACCAGGTGGATCACCTCGCCGTCGAGCAGGCGATCCAGATCCGTGGCGCTGCTGCTGTCGCCGCACAGCAGCCGGTGCTTGCCGAGGATCCACAGGTCGCCCGGGCGCGTGGTCGCCTCGTCGGGCGGGGATGGCACCTCGTCGGGGTCGGTCAGCCCCGCGTTCCCGCCGGCGTTGAGCAGCTTGGTCAGCTCCTTCTCGTCGAAGCCCAGCGATGCGAGGTCGAACTCCATCGCCTGCAGCTCGCCGAGCTCAATGGGCAGCAGGTCGAAGTTCCACTCGGCCAGCTCGCCGCTCTTGTTGTCGGCGATGCGGTACGCCTTGATCTGCGCTGGGCTCAGGTCCTTGGCGACATGCACCGGGGCCTTCTCCAGCCCGAGCTTGAGCGCCGCCTTGTACCGCGTGTGGCCGCAGACGATGACGCCCTCGGTGTCGACCACGATCGGCTGGCGGAACCCGAACTCGCGCAGCGATGCGGCGACGGCGTCGACCGCCTGGTCGTTGATCCGGGGGTTGTTCTCGTACGGGGTGATGTCGGCGAGGGGACGCAGTTCGATCTTCATGGCAGTGGCCTCCGTGCTTCGGGGTTGGGGATCGGGGTGAACAGGCCGGCGGACCGGCGGGCGACGTTCGCCCGTGCGGGGCCGGTTGGCGGGATCGGGGTTGGGATCGGGGGTCCGCCGCCGGGCGCGACACGGGCCAACGTGGGGCGACCCGGGGCCGGACGGGCGAGGGCTTGCGGGGCGGACCGGACAGGCGAAACAAACTCAGTCGGGGATTGCGGCTGTTCCCGCGGGCGTCGGCTGGCCATCCCCCCTGGGAAGTACCTACGCCGCCCGTCATGGCCCTGCCCCTCCCGAACTCGGAGCGC